CTCTTCAGATTTGCAATAGCCAGGGATATACCCTGATTGATATCAACGAAATCGAGATAGATCCACGTAAAGACTATTATCCAAACCGTGCAGATTCATTGATCAAAACTGATGCCGACATGTTTGAACCCCTTGAATTTGACGAATTTATGGAGTGGAGGGGCAATGCCTGGGAGCTATCGGACGGCTACCACTCGATTATTCGTGTTCATAACAAGAAAACCGGAAAGGTCAAAGAGCGCGTATACAAGAAACAGGCCGCAGCTGTCGCTTATGTAAAAAAACTTATGAAAGATAAAGACGTCTACTTCGACATAGCTACTGAAAATGGTGTCATCGGATACCCATAGCCCTCAAATGTGAAGCGATTCTGAAATCCAAAGAAAAGCCCTTGCTTTGACGAAACACCTCAATTACTCTCTAGCGAGCAAGACACCTCACATGAGCAGACCACCACCTTTCATGCACGACATGTCTTTCACGTTAATTCGTTGATAAGATATGTCGTCCCTTTTTAGTTACGTGAGCCCTCTAGATCCTCCCGTTACTAATGCGCGTGCAGTTCATGTCGGCGAATGTGTCCGAGTGTTGTTGGAACTTGATCCAGCTTTCACGATGACCGCCCTCAGCATTTTTCTGTATGTGGTGGCACACGATGGGTGTCACAAACAGGCGATTGAACACAACCTTAGTATTCAATACGCAACTTCTTCCAGGGTTCTCGCTTACCTTGAAAAGCTGGGTCTGGTTAAAAGGCAGGCAGACTCAGAAAACTATCGACGTACAAAAGTGTTTGTCACTGAGTACGGCCAAGAGCTATTTAATAAACTGGGGTAACTAACCCCTTTTTATTTCTAGTTACCTGCTCGTTCATATTGCTATTTGACACACGTGAATATTGAAAGCGTTCATGGCTACATGACGATGGCGTTTGCTGCGGCAAAGGGTCACCAACATGAGCAAGAACTTAAAGATCTAATCACCCAACAGGTGTGTGAGATGTATCTCGACGCCGACCAATCGACCGACCAAAGTGAGTCCGACTGACCAGCAAATTGAAGAGCAGATCAACTTCGAGAAGGATGCTATCCGTCTAGGTGTTGAGAAGCTCCGCAAGAACACTAAAAAACTTGAGGACAAAAACTATGCAAGTGCGTCTGTGTATGGGAACGCTTCTATTAGCGAGCTTCTTCCTCATCTGGTGCGACATCTTTCTGAAACTCGCAACCGCATAAAGAAAGGGCGAGCTGGACAGAACTTCAAAGAGATCTACGAATATCTCGAAGATCTTGACAGTGAGTCAGCTTGTCTGATTGCACTCAAGGTGACCTTTGATTGTGTCTTTGGACAACGATCAAACAGTCACAGGGTCGTGAACGTCACCCAGAAGATTGGTGCTGGGATCGAAGACGAGTGCCACATGAGGTACTACGAACGTGAGTATCCAGACCACCTACGCAGCATCAAAAAGCACATCTGGCACTCCAGTATGGGCACACACCAGAAGATGCGAAGCACCACCACGTTGATCAATAGAAACGAGGAGGTTGAAGAGTGGAAAAGCTGGAACGCCAGGCAGCGTACGGCTTTGGGAGGTTGGATGCTCGACGCCATCATGCAAATCAGCGGATGGTTCGAGAAGGAGATGGAGTTCAAAGGAAAGAAGACGATCGCCGTTGTCAAACCGACAGAGGCATTCATTCGTATTCAATCCACACTCATGGACGCAGCGGAGCTGTATGCCCCGTTACGACTTCCGATGCTTTGTGAACCAAAGGATTGGCATCCCATCCACGAAGCGGGTGGCTACTACCTAAACAGCCTTCGGAAGAACTGTCCGATGGTCCGTCACGGTAATCCTGCACTAATTCAAGGAGACACTCCGGTGGACTTCTTGAACCGTATTCAGAAAACTGCCTACAGGGTGAACACCTTTGTAGCTGACGTTGCTGAGTACTTGTTTGACAGACGTATCAAGGTTGGGAAGTTCATTCCCATCGTTGAGCACCCACAGCCGCCTAAGCCGGTTGACATCGATACCAACTTTGAGGCTCGAAAGGACTACCGGAGGCGGGCTGCTGAGGCTTACAACCTCAACGCCCAGTCGTTCAAGAAATCCATTCGCACCCGTATGACCATGGAAGTCATGCGGATGTTTCGAGATCGAGAACGTTGGTATGTGAACTGGAGCTTTTGTTATCGGGGCAGGGTCTATCCCATCCCGGCTTTTCTGACACCTCAGTCAGACGAGTTTGGCAAGTCGCTCATCCAATTTGCAGATGGATCATTCATGACTCCAGAAGCAGAGCAATGGCTGGCTTTCCAGGTAGCAACCACAGGTTTCGGCTTAGACAAATCCACGATGGCCGAAAGGCAGGAGTGGGTAAAAAACAACCACGAACTGATTCATGCTGTCGCCACTGACCCTCTTGGGAACCTCGACGTCTGGACTAATGCAGACGAACCCTGGCTCTTTCTTGCCGCTTGCGAAGAGTTCAATGCTTGCGTCCTTGACTGCACCCGGCACTTCACTCATTTGCCTGTTGCCGTTGACGCTTCCTGTTCTGGGATCCAAGTGCTATCGGGATTGGCGAGGGACCGCTCCGCCGCGCAAATGGTCAACGTCACTCCAAGCGCCTCCGTACAAGATGCTTATGCAGTAATTGCTGAGCATTCAAAGCCTCGTATTCCTTCTCGTCTTCACCATATTTGGGACAGAAAATGTACCAAAAGATGCGTGATGACTATACCATACTCGGCGAAACCTTTCAGCAACCGTTCATACATAAGGGATGCAATCAAAGAGAAAGGTGAGGAAGTAACTGGCGAAGAATTGACAGAGATTGTGAAAGCAGTTCGAGCTTCTATGCACGAGCTATTGCCAGGACCTCTGAAAGTTCTTGCTTGGATTGAAAAGGAAGTAGGTCTTGCGTTAAAGCGTGGAGCTACACACCTTGAGTGGACAACACCCTCTGGGTTCAACGTCTATCAAAAGTTGAACAAACACAAACTCAAACAAGTTGATCTTCAACTAATGGGTAAGTGTCAGATCTGGTTGGGCGAACAGACTGACAAGGTAGATGTTCAACATCACAAGAATGCGACAAGTCCAAATCTCGTGCATTCATTGGACTCTTCCCTACTCCATTTAGCAATGATGAGGTGGGAAGTACCGATCGCTCTTATTCATGACTCTGTCTTGTGCAGAGCCACAGATATGTCCCAACTGTCCACGGTCATTCGTGAGACATACAAACACTTGTTCGCTGACCACAGTTATTTAGAAGACTGGGCTAAGCAAATAGGGGCAGAGTCAGACCCTCCAATTATTGGAGACTTAAAGCCAGAAAACGTAATGGCTTCCACATATTTCTTTTGTTAAACACCCCGTGACATACACGACTAAAGAACCCGTAGTTCTCGAAGGATATCAGTCCATCTTTTCTCCTAACAAGTTTGGCAAGTGCTCATTGACTTGCATTATTGGTGATGAATTGGTTGAGCAACTTGAAAAGGATCGGCCTGCTGCTCTTGAGTGGGCACGAGATAAAGCAAAGTCCAAGCGAGTCAACGTCAAGTTGGAACCTTGGGAACCTGTCGCTGATGGCAAATACAAGATCACCCTTCGCTGGAATCCTGACCAGGCATTCCCGATCATCGATGCGGACACCAACCCCATCACCGAAGAGATCCCGTTGTATTCAGGCAGCACGGTCAAAGTCGCTTTCGACCAGAAGCCGTACGCCATGGCCGATGCAATCGGAACATCACTCCGGATCAAAGCTCTCCAAGTGATCACCTGCAACACAGGTAAAGCTGCTGACATCGGATCACTGGATGAGAAGGGAGCTGCTGATTTGTTCGGTAAGACCGAAGGCTTCAACATCAACGAAGCCAACATCGTGGTCAAGAAAGAAGATGAGGAGGATGACTTCTGATGATTGACTTCAACATCAAAAAGAACGAGGAACTTAACCTCTACGAGTGCACGATGACTGCCACTCTTCCGCCCATCACTGTGACCAAATACAAAAAGTCTCGTGATGACTTCCGGTATGAGATGCAAAGGGCTATCAACGAAATCGTCGATGAGCTAGTTGATCAAGCGTTTGAGGAGTAATGGCCTATCGCTCCGGTTTAGAGGAGCAGATAGCAAAGCAACTGACAGATAAAGGAATCGATTACACGTACGAATCCACCAAAGTCAACTATCAGCTCCAGTGCGTCTACACCCCAGACTTTCTGATCACCTCCAGCGGCATCCACCTTGAAGCCAAAGGTTATTTCTCCAGCAAAGATCGTCGCAAGATGCTTGCTGTCAAGGAATGTAATCCCGACCTAGATATCCGAATGATCTTTCAAAGACCATTCAACAAAATCTACAAGGGAAGCAAAACAACCTACGCAATGTGGTGCGAAAAGCACGACATTCTTTGGAGCAGCTACCAAAACATTCCTGAATCATGGCTCAAGTAGAGAGTGAGTTTGTCCGTCACATTCCGTGCCCTGAGTGCGGGTCAAGTGATGCCAACAGCCTGTACTCCGACGGCCACACGTTCTGTTTCAAATGCCACCACAGGACCAATGGTGATTACACCTCCGATCACACAACAATGCCCGTCCAGGAAATCACGTTACGAGGTCAGGCGGAACGGCTTAAAAAGCGCCGGATCCCTGTCCAAGTCTGTGAACGCTACAAAATCTACCGAGATGGAGATGAACTCATCTTCCATTACT